TCCCAGCCCCTCTTCTCAAAGTACCGTACAATACCGTATTTGTTGTTCTCGATGAGTAGCGGGTACCCATAGAAAACAGACGCCATAAGAACGTCTTCGTAAAATATACTGGCTAGATCTGGCCTAGACGCATACTCAAGCACAAACATGTTGCTTGGGGTTTTGTCATCCATGTTAAACTTGTTGTACAGATGAAGAGCCCCCTTAGAACCCCTTCCGTCAACAGTTTCGTCTAGGTCATACGAGTCAACTCCACCGCACCCATACTGAGAAAACGGAGCCACCCTCTTGCCTCTTTCTTCGTGTATTACATTTCGTCTATCCTTAGGTGGCATCCAGCTAACATGGAATCTCCCTTTAGGGTCTGGAGAGAACATTACCTCCTTATCCTTCACCTTCCAGATGAAGTTGCCTGTCACGACTGGGTTGGGGTACATGTTACTGTTCCAGTCTATTTGCTGATATATCTTTCCTATATTGAATATACTGCCTTCGATGCTGTCACGAAAAGCCTCGTCTTCAGTTAGAGGAAACTGACGTATGATCTCGTTGAGCTCAGAAGGGTCGTGCTTCAAGGAATCCCGCTCGTTCTTGAGATACTCTCTGCTTCCTTGATCTATAATCTCTTCGTCTATTCCTTCTACGGGTTTAGTCGGGTTTTCAGTGACCGCGTTTCCATATTTATCGAAGAACCCTTCCAATGCCTGGTCCGCTGGGATGAAAATTCTGTATAGCCCGCTTCGGGTCCTACCATTGGCGTTCCTCTCCGTGGGATCAGAGTCTTCCCACAAATTCTTGTATTCCTCACCACCCTTGTCCATCGGGTTTACTGTAGAACCGACGAGGGCTTTACCTACGACTTTCTTACCAACGATGAGACAAGTTCGCTCAATCCGCCATGCTTCTCGAATGTCGACAGGTTTCTCCCACTTTCCAGCCTCGTCGAGGTAGAGCATATGTAGCTTTTCTCCGTCGTAAGCGTTGTTGGTGGTGTTTTTCCAGTTGATGATAGTGTTGAGTGCGTCCCCCTTCTGTGACGTCTTATTCTTCTTGGTGATTCGTTTCGATGGTTCCCGAAAAGCGAGTTCCATACGTGGGTTCGTCGTTCCATCTTGTATAGGTTTAAAGAAGAATGGGTAGCTCCGAAACATCGGAATTACCTTCTTCATGAATATGTTTTCCTGAGAGTCTTTACCAGTCTTAGACTGGATTCCCAGGAGCTTGTCTTTTACCTGCGTAGCTTCGTCAACAAGTACAGAGGCACAGATATTAGTATAGCCAGAACGGCGACACTTAGTATATAGCTGACCGATACAACGGCTATCAGCCTCGCATGCAGCCATGTGGAGAAAGATCTCACGCTGGAACGCAAGATACGACGGATACCCGATATCAATTTTGCTCCACTGGAGGAACATGTAGTGTCTCCCCGTAATGTACGTAGGCACACCATTATTGTAAAACCAAACACCGTTACGCCTGCGCTCAAACTCTTGCTCGATGAAAGGAGAAAAGGCGCGTCGAAACTCGGCTGGCTTCTCGAACCACTCATCCATACTTCTAATCCTCGACAATTCCTGTGGCACATCGGTGCGGCGCCACATCTGCATTCTTTTAGGTAGGTCGTGGAATAGAATGTCTGATTTCTTTGGAACTTTCGGAAGAGCAATGTCAAGACCGTGGAGCGAAATAACCTCGCCTTGCTCACCTGAGCTGTCCAGCCGAATAACTTCATCGCCTTTCATTACCGTGAATTACTAGTCTCCATCCGTTCTTCACTTGCTCTTGAACTGTTTTTTCTCTGTCTGAAAAATGATTTTTGGTTTTCCATGACGCAGCGTCATCACAACCGTATTTGTGAGATCTTGAAATATCGGCCCCGTGTATTTGCTTGTTGTTTTCTGGATGAGGAGGGACGTAAGTTTTTACTCCCCCGTACTTTTGAGCCAAGTAACTCAACTGCATGTCCTCCCCGTTTTCCCACGTCACAGGGTCTTCTCTCCAAAGGTGACGAAGGTGATCCTTTCTCATGAACCATGCGTGACCAACCAAATCAACCTCTTCAACACTTTCATTCTGGATTCCGTTCCACCCTATTTTTGTATTCGGGTAGTAGCTGTTTTCTGTTTTCAGTCTTACCCCTATAGACCCAAGTATTCCGTCATACCCCTTATTGATAGTATCTATACAGCTTTCAAACCAACCAGGCATAGGCATATCATCGTCGTCAAAAACTGCGACATACTCTGTTTTTGCCAAGAGCGCTAAAGCGAATCTAGCGTGAAACTTAAAGTTATGGTTGGCTACTACAACCTTACACCCCGTGTCCGATAGATCCACTTGATTACCGCCTTCTGGCTTGTTGTACCAAATGATTATCTCTTCGGGTTTAACTGTCTGATTTTTAATCGCTTGTATCTGTTCCCTTATCAGGTGCGGTCTTTTGTAGCAGTTGAGTATTACGGTAATCATCTATAATTGATTTAATTTTTTTTGCCGACTGGCCGTCTCCAAACGGGCAGTCTGAGGATATAGAGTAGTCCATCAGACACTCGGTCGCTACAAATTTAAGCATTTCTGGACTGTGGCACAAAACAACGTGACCGCTTTCTATTCCCTCTGGCCTCTCTGTTGTTTTTCTGCAAACCACAACCTTCTTGTTGAAGAAACTGCCCTCTTCCTGTAGTCCTCCGCTATCCGTTATTATCATCCTACAGCTCCTAATCAGATCAATCATATCCTTGTGACTTACTGGGTCGATCACATCTACGCTGCTCATTTTTTCTGCTGTTTCTCTAACAGAGGGGTGGCACGGGAATACAAACCTCAAATCCGTCTTTTCTGACAGAGTGTCAATCTCCTTAAACCAGTCCTCCATTATAGGTAGGTTTTCTCTCCTGTGCATCGTAACCAATACATGATCTCCATAATGCGGCTCCTGTGAGTTCAGGAGATCTAGTATAGTGTTTCCAGTAACGTGACACTCACCAATACACCCTTCAGAAATCAAGTTTTTTTTCGAAAGCTCTGTTGGACATAGGTTTATGTCTGATATCCTAGATATCATTTGCCTGTACCCTTCTTCAGGAAACGGGTTTTTCATATCGAAAGACCTCAATCCAGACTCAAGGTAAATTAACTTCTTGCCCCTATGAAACGCCGCTAGAGCGCAACCAAAAGCTGATGCAGTATCCCCCTGAACCATTACTAGGTCATCAGAAAAATCAGGGAAATTCTCAAGACATGACGACACTATGCTGTCTAGTCTTTTTCCCTTGTCTTCAATGCTCATTGAAAAGTCAGGTGAAACACCCTCCACTAGGTGTTCATGCTGACCAGTAAAAAGAAGTTTGCACCCTGGTACTTGCTCGTACACAGACTTAACCTTTAGCCACTCTGGTCTAGTTCCAAAACATATTACCATATGCAAGTTTTTTTATTTCTCCCGCGTAGATACCCTCTATTGTTTCCTACAACCCACGGGTTTACTGTAGATCCAATGTCCATGTATACATTCTCTCTGTTTTCCTGATGCATTTGATGGGCTAAAATGTTTCCTAAAGGACCACAAGAGAACAAATAGACCTCGTCCCTACTGTTTTTTGCCTTGCTTTTCATGTCTTTCACAAACCCTGAAATATCTTGAAGCCAGAAGTGTCCTGACACGGGTATGTAATCGCATTCAAAGGGCATTTCTTTGCCAGCTCCATTTTCGTTTGCTACAAGAGTTACTTTTCTTTTTTTGAACTCTGGAAAGAACAGGGACTTAAAGGATTCATAGTTGCTGTTTACAAGAAGGTTCGCCCACGTCACATAATCAGCTTTACAGTTGTCCCTCATCCATTGAACGTGATCCTTTGGCTGACAGCAAGGGCAACTTATACCAGCTATGTACCCTTCACCACTGTATCTAAAGGATTCGACAAGAAGCTTTCTATTTTCTTTATGATCATCGGGATCAAACCTCCATCCATCACAATTTGTTATGGGTATACCCCTTAGTACAGCGTATTCGCCGTCTGCATACTTACTGAAGGAAAAATTTTTTTCAGAGCAAAGCATTTCATGCAAAAGCTCAAGGTCTGAACCAAAGCTTTTCACCTCACCTGACCCCATCGATTTCTTTTAAATGAGGGCATCCCAACCTTCTTTTCGGCGAGGGTCATGTATTTACCGCACTCACATTTAACATCATGACGAACCTCACCGTCTATAACCCTAATCGAAACGCTACCCACGTTCCTTTCTTTTCCGCATTCACACTTATACTTACTCATTTTATTTAATTCGTACCCCCGCCAGGACTCGAACCTGGGACCCACAGCTTAGAAGGCTGTTGCTCTATCCAACTGAGCTACGAAGGCTTAGATTTTGACGAAGATGTTTTTCTCTTCCTCAATGACGTATGCTTCGCAGTGACGCGGAGAGCATGTGGAGCAAACCATGCCAATCAAGCACAGCCCCAAAAGTGTTATTCCTTTTCCCATGATAGAACTTGATTTGAAGTGTCGACGTAGCTCATGAAAGAACTATCGACCTTAGAGTGATATACGTGAACCCTGTAGTAATATTCTGACCCTTTAGACCCTGGTGTTGTTTGCACGATGTACGGGTCTACTTTCACTCCAATCAAGTTGCTATCTATGTAAAGCGTAGCAATGTAGTCTGGCTCCAGGGTAGCTCTATACTCCTGAAGAAACACGGTGTCTGCGTAAGATTCT